GGATTACTCTCCCGAAATCGTGTAGTTTTTGAATGATTCGGGGTCCAAGGGCGGTCCATAGTACACCGCGAGGGAATCTTCAGTGCCCTCTGTCCATGTTTGGTGGTAATACTTATCTTCATTGATTTCCCCTTGTGAGTGACAAACCTTACACTGCTCAATGGCTTGTTCTGCCTCGAATCTAACTTTAACATATCCGTTTCCTTTACAATGACTGCATATAATCATATCGCCTCCATAATATATTTCTAATTTTTTCCCAACGTATACGGTTAAATACTTCTTTCCCGTTCCGTGGTTCGCGAAGCGCTATCTTAGATAATCGCGCATACTCTCGTAGTAATCGTTCTTTCAGTGGTGTCTTGCGGCCCATTCTACACTTTCCTTTCTATTTTCTAATTCTTCTACTTTTGCCTCGTACTTGCGTTTCATGGATAATCTACCAAGTATAAAACCCAATACAAACACGCCTACGATGGCAAGTATATGCCATAAGTGAAACATAATCCCTCCCTCTTACACAACATAACTTTATCAAATTTCCAGGTGCAGTATTCATTACTGAAATCACCCATCTCATTTTTTACACAATCACGCATAAAAGTTTGATACGGCGAATAATATATGAAAATATATACACTCGCCAGTATCGTCCCACATAAGCATAAAATGCTTATGACTTTTGCAATAAGTTGTAACATCTAATACAAAACCAAGTACAAATATAACTACCTCTTTTTACACCCATCATGTTATCGGTAAGGTACTCTTTGTTACATTCATTACAACACTTCTTCTCATACTTCCAATCAGCTTTAAATGGTCGGTAAGACCTAAACCTTGGCATAATAGTTTCTGTTTTCATGCTGCTAGTTTTCTTTTCTTTGCTTCTTGTTTTACTAAATGTGTAATTTGCATACCTGCCGAACGGTCATCTTGCTCGGCAAGTTTCAGTAATAATTTGTACGTATCAACGGCCACTGCCACCGACTTGAACTTTTTGATATTCATTTTCATCCTCTGGTTTATCATCGTACTTGTGATTCAACAACTCAACGTCACCAAGGTCAATTGTTGGTTGACTTGATGAGTGGGCCGCGGTCGGTGTAAAGCGTCTCCCGCAATTACGAGCAAGCTTCGTCCATGTTTCCGCATATTCTTGATAGTGCTTCATCATTGGTTCATCACCAATCATTCGTGAATCATTAGCACGCATTAAATTTATTTTAGCTCTAGCTAGTCTAGTGCCAAGTCTGAAGCCTTCTTTAAAACAAGCTTCATAATCTTCTTTTAATATAGTCATATCTTTCTCCTTCATTAAGTGAGTAGGGGGATTCTTTGACTACCCCCAACCTTTTCGCGACAAGTCAAACTGTCCTAGCTTAACTACTACTTCAGTACCAACCCTCACACCCTCAGTCATTCGACCATACCTTGTGAGAATCGTGCCTTACTACCTTGTTACAGTTGTTCAGCCATACTCAGAAGATGTTGCACCATCTTCATTTAATATCGCATTTAATCTAATTTAATGGGACAGTCAAGAACTATTTTCAACAAACATACTGGATTCAAGGCACCATGTTTGTACGTATATAGGTTCAATACCTACCTCAGCAGCTCTTTGATACACATTGTTTTCCACAATAACACGGCGGTTTTCACAGATGTCTTGATTAAAATATAATTCTGCTTGATGCTTAACAGACGACATACCAGGAACAGAGAACATCGAAATTAATAACCAAATCTTAATCACCTGCATCGCCCCAGTTGTCACCGCATTCAACGTCGACTTTACTAGGGACGGCTAATTCAACACAGTTTTCCATAATGTCTTTAATCTTATCCTTATCTGCATCACTTGCAACAGAAAAGTCTAACTCATCATGAACTTGTATATGTGCTAAATATCCTTCTTTGTGTAATTCTAACATGGCTTTCTTTGTTTGATCAGCAGCAGAGCCTTGTATTAATCTATTAAGTGCTTTGTAGGTCCATGCACGTTTGATCATACTTTCGCCGTATTGTTGCTGGGCCTCGGTCAGTGGTAGGGCTTTCTGGCCCCATTCATTCGTTGGCTCCCATAAATCAAAACGGCAACGCCTACCCTCCAACGTAGACAAATAACCTTTCTTGCCTGCTTTGTTCATGGTATCATTCATCAATTGCTTAACAAAAGGAACGCGTTCATTGTACGCCGCTAATAGGTCACTAGCTGTCTCTAAATTAACACCAAGCTGTGACATGAGTTTACCCTTACCCATACCGTAAAATAGCCCTAAATTGATCGTTTTAGCCTGTTTACGAGGTATATCAGCCATCTTTGATACCATTTTATGAAAGTCCGTTGTTGGATCTTCTTGATACGATTCAACAAACTTACCAGCTCCTGTAAAATGACGGAGACTAGCATAGTGTACCACGAGCCGTGGTTCTTGTTGCGAGTAATCAAAGATACCCCACTCACAATCTTTTTCAGGAATAAAGATACTTCTGATCAGTGGGCCGAGAATCGCGTGCCGTGCAGGAATTTGCTGTAAATTAGGATTCGAGTAACTAAATCTCCCTGTTACCGTTCCTCCTTGATCCGAACGCATTTGGTGGATCTCAGCGTGAATCCTCCCTCGGTACGAATGCTTGGTAATGCTTTCGATGAAAGTGGTTCGTGCTTTGTTAATCTCTCTTGCTTCGACAACCATCTTGGCAAGCGGACTATCGTGCGTTGCCAAAAAGTTTTTATCAAACTTTGGTTGACCTGTCGGTGTGCGGTCGTACTTGATGTTAAGCGCATCAAAAGCTTTTGATACAGAGGCAGCAGCCCATACTTCCACATCTTGGTTCGTAAGTTTCTTAATAGAGCGAAGAATTTTATTTTCTTTTTCTTGTAGATCATTTTTGATGGCCTCCGCTTTTTCTAAATCAACACGTACCCCGCGTTGTTTCATCTCAAATAAAACAGGAAACAGATCTGTTTCCAATTCAAAAATATTAATTAAGTTTTGTTTTTGTATTTCCGTGCGTAAATGATGCCATAACTTTAATGTTACAGCAGCATCTTGCTCTGCGTATTCTCCTACGTGTGAGGCTGGAAGCTTCCATAGCTCTCCTTTCGGATCTAGACCCCACATTTTGGCAGCTTCGTAGAGTTGGGTTTCCGATTTCGACTCTTGTAGATAGTCTTTACTTAATGAGTTTAGATCGAAACGAAACCTATTCTCATCTACTAAAGGTGCCGCAATAAGAGTATCAATTATTTTACCTTTGATGTCAACACCCATCGCTTTTAACCAGCCTACATCATAGAAAGCATTGTGAAATATATAATTTTTATCTTCATACGAGCATTGTTTTTTAATCCAACGCGTAACAATTTCTTTGTCCATGTTTGGCGGTGTGTCGTGAGCAATGGGGTAGTAACCACACCACCCTTCGACGGCGACGGCGATGCCCACAACTTCACCATGTTTACGAATATAACCTGGACCTGTATCTTTGATACCAGGATCGCGTGTCTCTAAGTCAATAGCTATCTCGTCGTAACCAGATAGGTCAGGAAAATGATCAGGCATCACCCATTCACTGGGCATGCGGTGTACTTTAGGAAACCAATTAGGTTGTTCTTTCATCTATTTCTCCTGCGATGGCCGCATAAGCTGCAAGATCGACGTAACTATCTTTTTTATGCGCGTGTTTTAATCTGGCAATTTTTACCAAACCCATACAAATAGCAACATCATGCGGTGTAATTTCTTTATCAAGATACGCACTCCATAAGTTTGCAATGTTTTGATGGTTCGTTAGTTTATCACCGTAGTCTTCTTGACGATCACCGCCAACAAGAGTTTTAGCTTCTTCTAATATTTTCTGACATCTCATATGTATTACCTTGTTGTATAAATATTGATTCAAATTCAAACTGACCTTCTGTTCGGTGAACCACGACTAATTGTTCTTTAGCCCTTGTTGCCCCCACATAAAAAACGCGTGTTTCATCATCCATTCCTTGTCGTGAATCTTTCATCGAACTATACGGACCGTATGATAAATCCGTTAACAACATCACATTATCTCTTTCGCCACCTTTACTTGCGTGTATGGTAGATACTTCGATACGCGGTGTATCATCTAGTTTATTTCCTTCGCGCATAATCGCTCTGAGATAATTTATTCTCTTTCTAAATCCTTTCGCATTTAATACATCATACCATTTCATGTCACGTACGTCCACGTCTTTAATTTTTTCACGAAGTCCAAACTCTTTGATGAGTGTTTCTAAAGAATAAATACCACTTAGTTCGCCTTTAAATGTACCATAATTTCTTTTGATACGTGTGCTATCCATAAATTGATATAACGTATCACATTGTTGTCCTGAAACTTTGTGTCCTTTTTGTAAACGTGTCCACGCTTTGATAGCTTCAATATATTTTAAATTAATAACAGATTGACCATAGCGTTTATATAACCAACCATACATCTCTAATGACTCACATACTTGCTTTACAATTTCATGTGTTCGACATAAAATTAACCACTCTCCTTCTTGCAATCCTTTGTTTAAAGGTCTGATATTTAAGAACTTTACCTCTCCTTCTTCTTCGCGTGGATTGTATGTTTTATCAATTCTTTTTGAAATTCGCTGTGCTAATTTTGTGGCAATAATGTGCACACTCTTTGGTATACGATATGATTGTTTTAACGGAATAACATTATTGGTAGGATCCATCGCCATATCAATAAAGTGTTCAATGTCTGCACCAGCCCAACGAAAGATTGCTTGATCATCATCACCAGCAACATATGTTTCAATTGGTTGTGCTACTTCTTCTATCATACTTATTACTTTCCATTGATGAGCGGATAGATCTTGTGCTTCGTCAACAAATAAATATTTTAATTGTGGTGGATTTCTTTTTTCTAAAAAACGGTTAAAATAATCAACGTATTCTAATTTTTGTCTATCACGTTTAAAGTTTTTTAAATCTAAATCCATTTGTTCAATCGTGTTCCGTGCGCCGTAG